CGAATGGAGTTGCCGTTTGAAGATTGAAAACATTCGTTTCCCAATCGGACCAAAAATTGTTGTGATATTGCCTATACCAATCCGCTTTTTGACTGATCATCGATTGGATGTTAGGCGCGTTCGCCTGCATCCATTTAAGAGCTTGCGTTAAATCACCATTCCATGAGGTCATAGCCATTTTGTTTATACCTCATTAACAGTGATATCGCCAACTGTCAGAACTGCCTGCTGATACGGTGTTATAATAAATTCACTTACATATCCGGTCGGATAAATTGGCGCGGCAGATCCTTTGGTCACGACGGCTACGCTACAAGCTTTAACGTACATTCCTGGTAATTGCCGCGCCACAGCACCGGCCATTTCGAAGGCGGATACGTCTGCCCCGACCACTAGACCCGGTTCGCCTGACTCTAGGCCAGAAGTATAATTGATAATTGCATTTGCGACTGCTGGCCCAGGATCGGAAACACTCATCTGTTGGTGAACTGTAATATTCACATAGACATCAAATAGAACAGGCGTAGTCCATTTTACATTATAAGTTAGACCAGTAGCCGGATCAATAACTGCTACTCCATTCGGAGAGTTGACTGGAACTCCCATCCCAGCCGCGCCGTAATCCCAAGGACATCCGCCGTTATGCGAATTGTATAAAGCCATTGCTACATCGGCTTGAACCGGATTGCCAGAAACGCAGATCCACATCGCGTTCGGAAGCGTGAATGTAATTCCGTTAACTACTCCTGTCGCTCCTGTGTTATTCTCAACAACGGAAGCGGAAGTGACGTCGCCAACCTGTAAAAGCGCAGCCTGTATAGCAGCGCTAGAACCGATTCCTTGATTGGCTAGAGTCTGATTCCTTAAAATTTGAAGTTGCTGATCGGTAAGCGCAGAAGTACCTGGCGTCACGACGGTCGATGCCGTTACTTTTGCGTCGCCCCATCCTATTACACCATCAATAATAGTCAATGTTTCGACAGGCAGCGGAATATTACCAGTCGCCGCCGCCGCGATATTAGCAGTGGTTGTGCCGCTGACCGGAATGGTTACTGGAGAAATGATTGTGAATATATCGCCATTTGCCGTTTGAACCCGCGCCCCTGAAGGGATTACGGTTGTCGAGTTGCCATCGACTGTTATACCAGTTCCGACCGTCAGTTGATTTGTGCCGCGAGTAATACCCATCAAAGCACAGATCGCATCTAGAAATGTGCCATATGCTAAATTCGGATTTAGCATATTCGCAACTTCAGTATTATTCTTCATCACCGATGTTCTGGCGATGGTCTCAGCTGCGATCAGCGTTCCCTGCGGCGTGCTAGCTGCCGTATTCAGACTCGGGCCTAACGCAGTTGTCCATTCTCCTTCAACATCACTCAACAGACTGGTTGTGTCGTAGTTAATGGTGCCAGTATCAATGACATAATTGTAAGTAGTCATGTTATCATCCCATCACTAGTACGAACACCAGGAGCTTCAGAAATATGACCGTGATTCGCCACATTGATAGCGTTAATGGTAGTCGTCGCCGGCAGAGTGCAAACTTGGCTGCCGTTTGCTTGCGCGCTGAATCCTCCATTCACAGTCGTCATTCCTGTTACAACCAAATTCTTATCAACCGTAACGTTCCCAGTAAACTCAGAAAGAGGAACGTCAACTAAAACTTTGGTAGGAGCAGTAATCTTGATATTGTCCGGCCTAATACTGATCCGCGTAGCGCCATCGGTCGACTGGATCACCATGTAGGCAGTGTCTTCTCCGTTAATTGTATACTTTCTAAACACATCCGGTACGAACATACTATCAGCAAAATCGTGCGCTCTAGCAGTATTGGGCGGTGACATCTTTAGGTTTTGTAAGAATAGAGACAAATCTCTATCGGATGCGTAAATCCAACCTAGATCGCCTGGTTGAAGCGGGAATGAGATATGGAACCCGCCGCCCCCTAATGATATGACCGGAACATATGCGATAGGCTTTCTCTGAATCTGCTTATCATCCATACTAACCATCATTATAAGCGGCTGAACAGTAGCTTGGTTCTTGGTTCTATCGAATGATATGACTGTAGCAGGAAGCAGTTGATTCGTATTCATCTCATGCTGCTTGAGCATGTGACTTAACGTGTTCCACATCCTTGCTTTATCAGCGGATGTGTGAGATAGAATTGGCTGAATGACTGGAGGAGTTGACATATCGTTTATCCCGCTGGACTGCCGCCTATTTTACCATAGAATTCAGTATCACGACTCGATAAATTATACTCCAATTCCATAACTACGTATGTTGGTGTTAGACTGGGATTCATGACAGACTTAAGAATCACCCCTTGTGCTAATTTGACGGTTGGATCGAAAAGCGTTACGCACTCCATTCCCCATTCCGTCCAGCTTGGTATTCCGATAAACTCCGTCAAAGTCTGAATCGCACTCTTATCAATGATAGAATATCTATCTTTAACGATCAATTTATTATCATCAACGAAAGCCGCAATGTCATATGTCCACTGAGTCTGAATCGAAGGCAATATCGCTGATACGGTCGTAATCGTTTGCGCGGCATTCCATACTGGCTGATCGTTATAGGATGTTTCACAAGTGAAATTATTACCAAATCCCATCTCAGAAGCCGCCCATTTGACGAAATCATAAAGAGTTCCGTCAGTTGGGAATGTAGATGACGGGTCTTTAGTAACGTCAACTTGCTGCGTATAGGCCATTATTCTAATCGCAACATTCGGCGGCGATCCAGTGAGATTTACTACGGTCACATCTCCCATAAATACTGTAACTACTGGTGGACTTTCAACTATTGACTGATAACCAGCTTCTACTACGACATGTATGTAATAAGGAGTCAGAATACCTTCTTGCTGAATCTGTCTATTATTCCAAGCGGTGAATAATGAAACTAACTTTTCTCTCAGAGTCGTTGATAAATTTGTAATCTCTATTGATGCCCTATTACGAATTGCTAAACAAGCTTTATGAATATTTACCCTAAGCCTCAATCCTTGCAGGTTTGGATTGTCATTAAGAGTGATTGTTTCTCCGTCCGGCAGAGTAAATGTTACGGTGAGAACCCGAGTTGCTAAAGCCACGATCAACTCCTTCTCTTGTTGTTTTCTGCTGATTCTTTGTAGGATGCTTCTGACGCAAGCGCCTTGTTTAAGCTATCTTCTACATAAATATCATACATTCTGAACGCATCTTCTAAACTGTAATACTCTTCCAGTTCTTTCATAGTAGCAATTTTATTAGCTATCAATTGGGCCATGACTGGATTATCTGAGAATTCTATTTGATCTTTATCATCAATTGGGGCACATAGCCGAGAAGGGATCTCAGTAGCTTTCCAATGATCCAAAAAATCAAAATTAAACTCAATGACAAAGCTGATAATCTTAGAAATCGCTTCGTGACCGTCTACAATATTCAGAACGTCCTTAACATATTCATTAATAGATTCTTTGTTATCAAGCAGAACCCATTTCTTAGCACCCACTTTGATGCTGGTGTCTTTAAGCAGAATCTCCGGCGATTCTGACTCCATTTTGGTCATGAATTCGAATCCGTCTACTGCTGAATATTGACGGATTCTATATTCACTACCGAATGCGGTAACGTTTGTTACTTTTCTCATTATTTTTTCATTTTTGTAGATACGCCATTATTAACATCCGCAAAATGCCCTGTTAATATCTTATGTACTTCATTGGCGATTTCTTTTGAATCTGCGGCTCCATAGACGTTGATTTGAACTGGCTTATCACCATAGGTCAACTGTCGTTCATCAGTTTGAAAAGCATGACGTTCAAGCCCTGGGCCGTATCGAGACAGATTCGTCAATACTGCCTCTGCCGTTCGCAACTGAACTACTATCTTTCCACGTTCAACGTCGGCTCCAGGGAATGTCTGTCCCTGAAGCGCCTTATATTTAACCAATCCTGCCATTTCACTTTTCATCGCTTCAGAAGCGATCTGACTTTCTCCATAAGCTATATCTGCGCTACCGACATGAGTCCCTCTCATAATGGCAGATGCGCTAGCACCATGCAGATACGGAGATAACCATCCGGCGACGGTCTGCCTTCCAATATTTTGGGGAATGTATCCCGTGACCGGGTCAAATACGGTTCGTTGAGCGACCATATCAGGTCCGGTGACGTTGAATATGGGTTTAGCACGCCTATTAAAAGCATATTGCATCGCTGCCGAACCAGCTAGTTGGGGCATCCCGGCATTTTCTCCAACCATCGGTGCTCCACCGTCAGATACTCCGCCGGACATTCCAGGCCGATATCCGCTTTCAAACTGAAGCATAGCGGCTACTAGTGCTGGTTTATTTTCGGCAGTTACTGCGGTCCCTGGTGCTAGACCTGAAATGCTTTGAACTGCCTTTAGATAGTTAGTTATATTGTTTTGCGTCGGGTCCGTTCCGATGTAGGCTTGAACAGCTTTACCGACAGTAACATTACCCGCCGCAACTTTTTGCCCAACCAATATGCTAGCTGCGCCTGCACCCATCTCCATAGTTGGAAAAATCGCAAAACCGTCTTTATCTTGACCAATAGCACCCATCTTTTTAGCAAATTCCCCGTACCTAATGTTTCCTGGGTTCTTGTTTCGGATACCGCGAGTCTGTCCCCCGCCCGCGCCGCCGCCCGTATCCTCTCCCGCTGTAGAAGGCGTGCCGACGGCTGTAGGACCGCCTAGGGCGGCTTGGAGCGCGTTCGGATTTACCGTAACCTCGCCCGGAGAGACGCCCGGCTGCAGGCGTGCTTTCGCCGCTTCACTTCCTAGTCCCGCCGCCGCTCCGACAGTCCCGGCCCAGGCGGCCCAAGCTTGTTTATCATCGATTATTCCGGCAAATTGTCCTACTGCGGACGAGAACAAGTTAATGTCTCGACTCCACTTTG